CGCCGGGTGAGTGGGTCGCCGGCCTAGCGGTCGGCGCATACGCGCTGGCCGGAGCGGCCGTCGCCCTCGCGCGGGACGCGGGGGCCGATCCTACCGGCACCGCCTCCCCCGAGGCGGCTACGGCGACGCTCGCCGCCGCCTCCGCACACCGCGGGGGCGACTCGCTCCTCCTGGCCGCCGTGCTGGAGGACGGGTTCGGCGTCCGGGCGCCGCTCACCCGGACCCTGGGTCCGCAAGCGTGGTGTTCGCAGGCCACGCCACCCACTGGCGCTGCCGCGTCGTCCCCCCGCTTTGAGCGGGTGTGCTTCGCCCTGTTCGCCTGCGGCCCCGCCGCGGACCGGGGCGAGGACCGGGCGGAGCTCGACGCCTCCCCGGCCCGCGCGGTCGCCTTCGCCCGCGACGGGCACGGCGTCCTCTGCCGGGCCGGGTCAGCAGCGCATTCGCTGCTCAACACCGCCGCCGTCTGGTCCTCCATGGGCCTAACGCGGCCGGCGGTGGCATACCGCGCCCTAGCAGGGGGCGCGTACCCAGGGGCCGCCTCGGCCGGCTGGGAGACGGTGGCCACCGAGGCCGCCGCCGCGCTCGCCGCGGCATTCCCTCAGGGGGGCACGTCGCCGGCGGCGCTCATGCTGCCCGCGGCGCAGACGTGCCGCTACTCCCCCGCCTCAGCCGACCCCACGGCTGAGGTGGAATTCTGGGCTTTCTGGCCCACCACCTCCGCCGCCGCCGCGGCTGGGGTCGTCGCCCGGCTGGCGGAGTACCGCCACTCCCCCGGGCCGACGCTCGCGGCGGCCGCGCTCGGCTGGAGCTCCGCTCCGGCCCCCGCCCTCCCGGTGCTCGCCGCGTCGTCGCGACGCAAGCCCCGGTTCGGCGCCCTCTTCGGCGGCGCACTCGCGCCGTCCACCGCGCCCGCCGACGCGGGCGCGGAAGTGCGTGAGCGCGTAGCGCCCACGCCGGGTTTTGGGGCGCCTGGCCCCGATCAGGCCCCCCGGCCTGGGCCAGGCGCCACCACCGCCTCGCAGGCGGCCGCTCCGGCGACCGCGGCTGCGGCGCAGACGCCGGCTCCGGCGCCTGCGGCGGCCTCTGCCTCTGGGCAGGGGGCCCAGATGCCGGCGCCCGCCGACACCGCCTCCTCGGTGGTGTAGGTAGAGCGCCCGCTTGGGGCCGCGGTCCGTCCTGGTCAGACGGCTGCGGCGGCTGCCTCTCTGTAGGCTGCCAGACGTGTGCCCACTTCGCCCCGCGCCCGCGCGGGGAGCAGCACCCGCCCGTCCCTGCCCTGCGCAGGGATGACGCGGCCTGCTGCGTCGAAATGGTGGGCCCGGGCGGCAATGACGACAACTGGTGCGCGCAAGCGTACACGTCGCCCGTGCTCGACTGCTCCTGGTTCGTGCCCTCCTGGGTGGTAGCACCCACCCCAGACGCGACCCCTTCCCTTGAGGCGATGGCCTACATCGAAGGGCTGGCGCGCGGAGGGCACGTCCCCAACCGCGTCCGCGACCTGTGGCGGGCGCGGTACGCCCCCGAATGTGCTCCCGCAACGTCCGCGGCTTCAACGCCGGCCGGACAGCGGGCGGTGGCCGCGGCGATCGAGGGCCTCAACGCCCTGGCCGCACCCACAGAACCCCCCATCCCGGAGGGCGCCGCCTGGCCCCTCGCGACGGGCGCGCCAGCGGTGAGGCTGCGCGTCATCGCCGAACGGGACAATTCCCTCTTCCCCCCGCGTGCAGGCGCGCGGACCTCCGGCACGTACCATCTGCGGGTGCGTGACGTAGTTCTCTCCCTCCTCTCGCTGCCCTCGCAGAAGCTCGCCCGCGTTGTGGGAACCCTCCGGGCCCGAGCTGGACAGCCCAACCAATTCGTGGCCGCGTACCTGCTTTGGAGGTACGCGGTCCCCGGCGTGGACGCCTTCCTGCGCACGACCCGGGCCGACTTCGTCCCGTACGAGTCCTGGCCGCGCGCGTGGAAGCCGCTCACGACCGCAATCAAGCGGCATGGCGCCCCCTCAGGGTTTCGGGGCGCCGTGCCACTCCTCGCCGAGGCGGAGACCTTGGTGGGATATGGCTTCGGAGCCGTCGACTGGGACGGCGAGAAGGAACGCCGGTGCGACGACAGCCTCGCAACCACGTTCACGGACACGGAGGTGTCTCGGGCGCTCGCGCGCTTGTATAGGCGCGCGATACAGCACGAGCCCAACCGGCCGTTGGACTTGGACGAGTACTGGTCGCGCCGGTGGTTCTGGCTCGCGTCCGGCTCCGAAGCCGGCCCACCTCTCCGCCTCCCTCCGGCGGCCTTCGCGCCGGACCTGACCGCCCTGGGTGGGGCTAGAGCGAGTCAGACACACCGCAGCGCGGCCGAAGGGCGCGGCGCAGGCCACTTGCGTGACCTGCTGTCCGCGCCGCCGCGCATAGTCGCCGCCGCCTCCGCGAAGGTCAACGAGCGGGGCAAGGTGCGCGCCCTGTACGCCGGCGACTCGGCGTCCTACTACGTCACGGCCGCAGCGCTGGCGCCGGCCGAGGCGGAGTGGGACGATGAGGAGGCGATTCTGGCGCCGGGCGCGCCCGACGAGCTGCACCGCGTCGGTGAACTCCGCGCCGCCCTCAACGGCGGCATGGGCATGATGTACGACTACGATGACTTCAACATCATGCACCGCCACGAGCACCTCGCCGCCACCTTCCGGCAGCTGCGTGCCGCCATGCCCGCCGCCGGCCCGCAGCACGCGGCGGCGTGTGAGTGGGTGGCCCAGGCCTGCGCTGACCAGCTGGTCCGCTGGCCTGACGGGCGTGTCACTCCCGTGCACAACGGGCTCTTCAGCGGCTGGCGCGCGACCACGTGGTCGAATACGGTCCTCAACTGGGCCTACTTCGACTGCGCCGTCGAGAGGGCCAGGCTCGCGGCTCCCGTCACCATGCTGCGGCGCGCCCACGTCGGCGACGACGTGTACTCCGTGGCGGACTCCTGGCTCTCGGCCGTCCTCGTCTACGACGCGCTGCAGGCCGCGGGCGCCCGCGGGCAGGCCGCCAAGGTGCTGTTCTCGTCCGAGGCGGCCGAGTTCCTGCGGGTGCGGTACGACGCTGACGGCGCCCACGGCTACGTGGCCCGGACGCTCTGCGGGCTGGCCGGCGGTGACCCGAACGCGTCCGAGGCCGTCGGCGCCGCGGACCGGGCGGCCGCGATCGCCGAATCCGTCGCGCGCTGCACCGCGCGCGGGCTCGACCCAGTCGTGGCCAAGTCGCTCATGCTGCGGCTGGTCCGCTACTGGGGCGGCGCGCGCGACCCCCGCAGCGGCGAAGTGACCCCGCCCCCCGACTCGGTCCTGTACGCCCCCCGCACCGCTGGGGGGATGGGCATCTACTGGGACGGGCTCGAGACGCCGGCGTGGGTCGACGCCACGCTGCCCGCGCGCCCCGCCGGCGTGCGGGCGGTCATCAACCCGGCCCGCGCGCCCACGCTGGCGACTGACGCCGCGCTCGAGAAGGTCGCGGCCACGCTCCCGCCGTCCTGGCTCCCCGCGCTGGCGCGCGTGCGTCAGGCCTTCGCCGACGCGTCGTACGCTAAGCCTTACGGGGCAGGCGTGCACCGCATCCGCGAGGAGACTGATGCCGCCGAGCTCGCCGACTGGTACGCCAAGTGCGCGTCCGTGCGGCCGCCGGCGAGGGTGCGTGTGTCCCGCGCGAGCGAGTTCGCCC